ACCATGAATACACTACAAAACATTTACAACAAGTTATCCGAAAAAACGGAGTTAGAAAAACATAATGTTAATTTATTAAGCGCTATTGAGGAGCTAAAAAAAATGGAGCAGTATATTAAGAAAGAACACGCGTTGCTGGTTAAAAATTCAGCTAAGTATGTTCAAATGAAAGAGGAAACGGGGGTGTTTTACAAAAAGGAAGTAGCAGCAATAGGTTATAATCTTAGACTTTTTATTAAAAATGAAGCTTGGAACGCTCGGGATAAATACTTAGCTAAGTTAAAAGAATTAGGAATTGAAGAAAAAGACAATGATGCGCTTATTGAATTTCGGAATTTACAATTAAAAATTAATGAGGACCTTGATGAAAGATATACCTCTAATTTTTGGTGGATTGGCACAATTAAATAAAAACTTTTAACTGAAAATATAACAAATAAATAAAACTTAAATTATATAATTATGAACACACTACAAAACGTATTTAATAAAATTGCTACTAAAATAGAGTTAGAAAAACACGAAATTGAGTTAGCTAATATTGGGGACTTAGTAAAATTAACCGCTGATGCAAATAATAAATTAAAACAATTTAATGATTATTACGCTCAATTAGACAAATTAGTCGCACCTATAATTAAAAGCGGTCAATTATATGTAGAAGCATTAAACAACTCTAGAGATTTGTATAATGAAATAGCGCCAAAATTTAAAGATATAGGTTTAGATTTTACTATTACGCCAGAAGCAAAAGCTTTTAAAGATTTATCAATAAGAGGAGAAAGAAGTGTTATTGACTCAATGGTTGCGAAAGTTAAAAATTTATAAAATAAACAAATAAAACTATGAACACACTTCAAAATGTATTTAACAAAATTGCTACTAAAACCGAGTTAGAAAAACACGAAGTCGAGTTAGCAAGCATTCAAGATTTGCAAAAATTAAACCAAAATGCATATAAAAATTTAGCTGAGTTTAAAAAACATGAGCAAGATATAAAAGCTATTGCTAAGTTATTAATTAGTTCTGCAGAAAAGTTTAACGATAACACTCGAGACATTAATCTTATGGCAAAAGACTTAAGTAAGCAATTTAAAGAACTAGGTTTAAATTTTTTAGATAATGCAGATGTTAAAGCCGCAACTCAAATATTAAACATGGATTTTGAAGTTGGTCAATATCTTGGTTATGTAAGGCAAATTGTAAAATAAATAAAATAAACAAATAAAATATGAAAACAAGCGTATTAAAACAAATCAAAACTTTACTTGGAATGGAAGTAAAGTTAGAACAAAGAAAAATGGCAGATGGAGTTACCTTAATTGAAGCTGATGCTTTTGAAATGGATAACGAAGTTTTTGTTGTAACCGAAGATGATCAAAAAATACCAGTTCCAGTTGGCGAATATGAAATGGAAGATGGCATGATTATGGTAGTAGTTGAAGAAGGAATTATAGCTGAATACAAAGAAGCTGAAGCAACAGAAGAAGAAGTTGCACCAGAAGAAGCTCCTGTTGAAGAAGAAGTTGCAGCTGAAACAGAAACTAAAACTGCACCAAAGAAAACTATTGAATCAATTGTTAAAGAAACTTTCTTTAGTGAAATTGAAAAACTTAAAACAGAAAATATTGAATTAAAATCGCAAATTGAAAAACTAACCGCAGTTGCTACAAACGACAATGTCGTAGAACTTGCCGAAAATGTTAAACCAATTTCGCACAATCCAGAAAATACAAACCCAATTGAATTTGTTAAATACGCACAAAACAGACCGCGTAATATTATGGATTCAATACTACAAAAAATAAATAAATAATATAAACTAAAAAAAACATTTTTAAAAATGGCAACTACAACATCGATTACAACTACTTATGCTGGCGAATTTGCTGGTAAGTACATAGCTGCGGCTATATTAAGCGCTCCAACATTGGAGCAAGGAGGGATTACTATTGTTCCAAATGTAAAATACAAGCAAGTAATTAAGAAAGTCGCTACAAACGACATTTTGAAAAACGCAACTTGTGATTTTGACGCAACATCAACTATTACTTTAACTGAAAGAATTTTACAACCAGAAGAATTTCAAGTTAATTTACAACTTTGTAAAAAAGATTTTCGTTCTGACTGGGATGCGGTTCAAATGGGTTATTCAGCATTTGATCAATTACCAAAGTCTTTCGCAGACTTTTTAATCGCTCACGTTTCAGCAAAAATAGCTGCTAAAATGGAAACAAACATTTGGAATGGAGCAACTGCTAATGCTGGTGAATTTGACGGATTCAGAGCGTTGATGTTAGCAGATGCAACTGTTTTAGATGTAGTTGGAGCTGTACCAATTACTTCAGCAACTGTTATCGCAGCATTAGGAGATACAGTTGATTTAATTCCTGCTTCACTTTACGGAAACGAAGGTTTAAGGATTTATGCTTCACAAAATGCTGTTAAAAGTTACGTTCGTGCTTTAGGTGGTTTTTCAGTTGCTGCAACATCAAATTCTGGAACAAACGCACAAGGAACACAATGGTATGCAAACGGAAGTTTAACATTTGATGGTATTCCAATTTTTATGGCTAACGGATTGAATGCAGACACAATGATTGCAACTACAATTGATAATCTTTACTTTGCGACTGGTTTATTAAATGACACAAACCTTGTTAAAGTCATTGATATGGCTGACATCGATGGATCACAAAATGTTCGTGTAGTTATGAGAATGACAGGTGTAGTTAATTACGGAATTGGTTCTGATTGCGTTCTTTACACATCATAGAAATTTATTTAGGGGCAGTGAAATAAATGCCCCTTATTATTAATATTTAAAAACAAAAAACATTATGAGTTGTGATATAGCAAACGGTCGATTGGAGCAATGTAAAGATTCAATCTCGGGTTTACAAGCAATATATTTTATCAATTATGGTTCTTTTGATCCAGATCCATCACCAGCTGGTGATGTTACTTACTCATTGACACCAGGTCTTGAAGACTTGATCACTGGTATTTCGGCAGTTGGATTAACTGATATTTATAAATATGAATTAAAAGGTGCTAATGGCTTTGATACAGCTATCCAAACATCTAGAGATAATGGTACAACTTTCTTTGAACAAACATTAACTGTTCAATTTAAAAGACAAGATGCTGTTACCCACAAAAACATTAAAATGTTGGCATACGGAAGGCCACAAATTGTTGTTCGTACAAATGGGAATCAATTCTTTTTAGCTGGATTGTTTAGAGGTATGGATGCATCTGCTGGTACTATTTCAAGTGGTACAGCTCTAGGTGATTTTAATGGTTACGGATTGACTTTTATGGGTCAAGAAGAGACGCCAGCAAATTTCTTAGATTGTACAACTGAAGCAGGATTAGCAACTTTACTTGGTGGCGTAACAATAGTAGACAATTAAAAAGACGTTTTATTGGTTAAAACAAATTAGGGTTGGATTCGTCTGACCCTTTTTTTAAAACAAAAATAAGAAATGTTAATTATATCTATATGATAGTTTTAACTACTAATAATATTACAACTCAAACTTTTAGTTGTACTCCAAGAGTTGGTACAATTACTGACATGTTAATTACAGACGAAAGCGAAAATGTAACTACTAATGTTGCAATTACTACACAAGGCGCTTCAAGTTATTATTATGTTATAGGTGGAGTTTTTAACCTTACTGAAAATCGTTTTTACATGATTGAATTAAAAGATTCAAATGGCAATAGATTGTTTTTAGATAAAGTATTTTGTACTGATCAAGCAATTTCAAGTTTTTCAGTAAATCAAGGACAATATGTTGTCCATAATACAATTAATGAATATATAATTTATGAATAATCTACACGTTTTAGAATTATCTTCTTATCAACAGCCAAGAATACAAGAGTCAAAGAGAGAAAATTGGGTAGAATTTGGCGAAGATAATGATTATTTTCAATTTTTGATAGATAGACATACAAATAGTACGACCAATAGCGCTATAATTAACAATGTTTGTAGATTAGTTTATGGACGTGGTTTAAGCGCGTTAAATGCGTCTAGAAAGCCAAATGAGTACGCTCAAATGATTGCTTTGTTCTCTACAGATTGTATTAGAAAAATGATTGTTGATCGTAAGTTATTAGGACAGTTTACAATTCAAGTACATTACTCAAAAGATAGAAAATCAATTCTAAAAGCTTATCATATACCGGTTAATTTAATACGAGCTGAAAAATGTAATAAAGACGGCGATATTGCT